AAAAGCACCCTTGCGGGCTTTCTTCCCTGCTGTTACTGTTCCGCTCATGTAATTATATGTACACTCTCCTGTGTGAAGGCTACCTCCTGGAGTCTTTCCCATGAGGCTATTATCATACAGTTGCAGATAATAGCTGTTAGAATTTACTCGCGAACCAATAAAGTTGTAGGTATCTTCAAATGCAAATTTCTGACCCGGATCCTTTTCAGTCACATCGGTGTCTGTTGTCATTTTTTCAATGTCATCAGTCTGATATCCGTAGTACTTATTTGCATCAGATCCGTCACAGACATAATCAATCCCCGAAGTCCAGACATAACAATTTCCCCAGCCAGCGATTCTACCAGATATTATCGCCTGTTCCAGTACATAGTCGATAACCATATTATTGACAGCCACATTATTCAGACCGTCGTAACCCGTGAAATTGGCGGTCACTAACTTCCGGACACGGGCGGTCATTTCACCGTCTGCGATGCCTTTCGAACCTGCTATGTTCGCATACGAATAAGTCGAACCGTCGTAAGCAAATTGAGTATCAGGAGCGATCCCGTTTGCTTTTGCATACGAAAGAGCCAGTTGTGCCTCAAACATTTTCAAAAATGGTCGATAGTTATTTAGAACTACCCAAAAATTGACATTTGATCCCTCAGAGGTTGCACGGAAGCGACCTGAAGCAAGGGTATAATAAGAAAAAGCACCGCCTGTTTCAGTTACCCTTACGCCGGTTTTTGTTCCCCATGTTGATGCTGAAGGAGCGCCGTCGTTCGTCGAGATACACCCTCCTAAAATACTTTGAGCATGTAAGTCCTTTGTCTGGAATTTTATAAAAAGCAGTGACATCCATAGCCTGTTATCAAGTTGAAAATCGTTTGCATAAGGAATGTTCTTCGTATTATCCGTGTTCTTATTCCGGGCATATAATTCATAATTAAAGCGGGAAGTTGATGAGGTAGGGCATCCTTTCCCATCCTCCAGGTATGACACGCCGCCAATACCTGCATTTCCGGATCCGGTATTGGAATTATCCCTTATGCACCGTTGCTTACTGTCTTTTACAATTGAAAAGTCCACACAGAGACCAATCGGTGCAAAGTATACAGCCTTATCCCCATCATAAGTAAACGGGCTGTCAGAAACGATATGTCGCTCGTAAGTAGCATTAGTTCCGCCCATTAGTGCGTAAATTCCTTCACGGTTCACCCACATGATATCCGAGCCGTCATCCAGAACGTCCACCCCATCGATGATAATATTCGAATCCGTGCCGTCCTCCATCTTTAACCAGTTTGTCTGATTAAGAAAACCAACGAACGCCCCGTCCTTCACTTTTGCCACCTTGAATTTATTCATGATAAGGTGATTAGTCTTAAACTGCTCTCCGCCGATCCAACGAGAGAAGGCCGGATCTGATGATCCTTTCAGGAACTCAACGCCGTAGAGGTTGCGGGAATAGGTGAATTGTTCAACTGTTGATAAGCGTTGATCATGATTGTCTGTGATTGTTTTTACGGCCTTGCTCGTCGGAAACTCCGTATCGCTATCATTGACGACAGTCTTTTTGTTTGCTGCATTTTCAGGGGTGAACTCTAAAGCTGACTGTTTCCCACTCCACGTCGTCCTTTCAGCATCTGTTACAAACCGGTTATTTGCATCCTGTGAGATGATTGAAGGTGGATGATTAACCGGATGGGTGTAGTTATTTGCATTTGCTTCAATCCCGGAAAGCTTCGTTTTTTCTGCTGCTGTATAGTCTTCTGATGAAAGCCCTTTGCCGGAAACTTTATCAACCTTATTATTAAGTCCTGGATCAACAATCAGTGTTTTGACATCCGACAGTTCAGTATATTCTGTAGCTGCCGTATCGGCATTGCTAATTAAAAGTGCATCTGTGCTTTTTAAGCCAGCTCGCTTAACGAATTCATCTTTGAATCTTTTCCCTGCCATAGCTTTATATTATTATGTTGTTATTGTCATATGTTAATATTTCATCTCCGGCATTTGTCAAAAGCATATAAAATGCATCGCTGGATATTAAGAGTTCGATCGAGAAAGAAGCGATAACCTCACCGGGTACCAGTACATTTGTTATGCTGAACCCATCTGCCGCAAAAGCCTGCACCTCGATTTCATTATTCAGGTTTAAGGTTCGCAACCCCGGCGATGAAAAAAGAAGATATAACCCCTTTATTTTAGATATAAAATCCGAGAGATTGTTTCCCTTTACAAAGCCGGTCAAGGTCAGTTTTTTTGCCTGCCTTTTCGTGACCTGGTAACCTTCTGATACGTACTTTGTGAAGTACTGTGTCTTTCCTTCCGGAAGTGCTGTGCGATCCTTTTGTGTGCTGACATGCAGGCCAAATGCCGTTGTCGGGATCCCATCTATTTTATAGCGTCCGGATCCGGTTGAGGGGAGCACTCCGCCTGTAAGGTCAACGACCGGTTCCCGGAACTTGATCTCAATCTCAGTGATCGTATTGTAATGAATAGGAGTAACAGAAGAAACCAACACACTGAACGTACCGAAAGGCGTTTCAAACGATACCGGACCGGTAAAGGCGGCAATAGCATCGTAAAGCTGTTTCAGTTTCCAGTATGATTGCCGGCCATACTGTAGCAATCCCATAAATGTAATATCCCGTCCTTCGAAGAATATCTCATCTTCATCTACATAAGGCTCGATCCCATCCTCATCGTCCCATTCATGGTAGGTATCCCCAGTTCGTTTTGGCAAATCGAAGCATCCGGATACGGCAATATGGGAGCTGGGGATCCGCCCCGGGATGATCCCATACGTTTCAAGATCGACATTATTTAGTTTGTAAGCACTCATACCCCGAGATCCCTCCCTGTTGATTGTGGTTTTGTGTTCGTTACGATCTGATCGAGCCTACTGACGGCGTTCTGAAGCTCAATCACGGTATTGTAGGTGTTAGCCTCGATCCGCACAAGATGGTCAATGCCTTCTTTCGTGTAATCGCGGATCACGCGGGTATCATCAGATGTTTTGCGCCATATCCCGGCCAGCTCTCCGCCGGTCTCTTCGGTGAGAGATTGAGCGGACCCAATGAGACCTGAAGCAGAAGACGAAGAGCTGGACCAATCGAAACCAGCCGCCTCTGCCGCCTTTTTATTCGCGTCCATGATGTCATCATACTGATCAACCAGATCATCTGCTCCGGAATAAAAGTTCTCATAAGCCTGCATGATGTCATTATAGTCTGATCCAGATGTGAGAGCAGAAGTCAGATCATCCTGAAGTTTTGTTAGCGAATTTGTAAAGACAGAATTAAAGGCAAGCTCACTTATGATATCTTCCAAGCCGGAACTAACGGTATCTTTAAAAGCTTTAAATCCATCCTTCCCATCTGACCAAGCGTCTTTTAAAGCCCCTGCCAAATCGGATCCAATTTCACCGGCAAGGCTCTTGACTGCATCTGCAATAGCCTCATTGGCGGCGTCAATTTCATTCTGGTATTCGATCCAGGTTTTTAAAAGCTGTTCACTGTCATCCTTCAGTAATCCCGAATCAACGATGGTTTGCGCCAGCTCTGTGTTTAGATTTCCGGCCTGATCAACTAAATCAGAAAATTGCTCGTCAGGAAACAGTTTTGAAAAGCTTTCACCAAGATCTCCGTATACATCTTTCGATCCGATTGTAATTCCAAGAAACTTTTTCTTTTTAACTCCTGTTTTTATGTCAAGATCAGAAAGAGCATTTTCTAAAGAACTTCCTTTTAATGATTTATTTAGATTATTTTGTGCGTCAATTAACGCTTTCGAAGCATTAACAGCATTTGTTTCATAATCTGTAATAAAAACATTTGCCTGGTCCTGAAGCCGGATCTGTTCGTTTAGGGTTGCATTATATTGTAGTTGCAGTTCAATGAGGTCTTTCATCCAAGCTTCTTGTGCTGCCCGATATTCTTTCGCTCCTTTAGTAAGTGTATTATATGTTTCTACAACTCCGTTAAGAATAGCTATCGGATCACCGGTAGCAAGACCTTTTGCCATATCCAAAGCACCTTGACCAATGCCAGTCAGAAAGTCAGCTATATCACCAACATCATCGCCAAATGCATCACGGAGCCCTGCGCCTAATTGTTTAACTTCTGCCAGCGCGTTTTGAGCATTACCAATGAGTGACTGTGTTGCATTTGAAATATCTTTATCATTTCCAGATTTTAAAGCTTCCTTATATTTTTTAAAGCTTTTAGAAAATGCTGAAAACGGGTTATTCTTATCAACTGCATTGGATACCTCATTCCCTTTGTCTTTAAGCCTCTGGAACTCCTCAATAGTCATGGTGACCGTTTCTTTGATCACCTCTCCATCCTCACTAATCTGGTCTGTTGGAATTTCGACCTGGATCATGGTCTTACCGCCCTGCGTGATCTGTTTAGCAGATTCCAGAACAGAATCAATATTTTTTTTCAGGGATTTCAGGGTGAGAGTACCATACTTTTCGATATCTCCGAAAGCCTGCTGATAGAAAGAAGATAATTTTAAGGCGGCATCGCTCTGGACCTGGTTCAAAGCAAGTGTGCGCTGTTCGTTCAGCTTGTCAATTTCTGCTTGTGTTGCCCCGGCTTCAATATCTTGTTTTACAAGGTCGTCATATTTATCATTGACAGCTTTTTTCTCTTTATCGATATCTGAAAGAAACGCCTCAGTAGCCTGGTCCCATATCTTTTTTCGGGCATCAGCTGCATCCTGGTCAAGTTTCTCTATGTCCTTGACGTATTGCTGATCGGCAACAAGCCGCTGATCGTTTAAGTTTTTATCGTAATCAGCGGCACCCGTATCGCTTGGATTTTGATTAGTGTAATCAGAAAGGGAGATTACGTATCCCTGATCTGTTGACTTCTTTCCAAGTTTTTTATTAAGATCATTAAGATAAGCCTGTTCTTGTTTATTGATGTCAGCGAGTTGATCTTCATAAGACTGTTTGCGAAGTGCTTTCTGCTTGTCCAGCCCATCCTGCATCAAAGCAATGATGGCCCTATTTTTTGATAACTGCAGATCAACTTCTTTTTGGTTGAGATCTTTCTGTGCCTCGAGTTGGTCTTGCTCATTTTTGATCTGCTTTTCGGTTTCCTTTTTTTTGATCCCGGTAAGTGTTTCAAGCTTACCCTTTAGCTCCTTAATTGTCTTTTCCTGATCCTCAATATCGGTTACTGTAGTGATATTGGAAGGGGACCGCATGTCAGATAACTTTTTCTCTGCTTTTACAATGGCTGTGGTCGTTTCTTCAATCTGTTGCTGTACCGTTTCAGTGCTTTTTTTAATATTATTATTTGATTCAGCAGATTTAACTGAAACTTCACTGAATAATTTCAATAAACCTTTTTCTGCTTGTTTAGTGATTTCTATCTGGTTGTTTAGGTATTCAAATTCTGCCTGTTTCGTGCGCCCGGGAGTGAAAGAAGGGCCAAGTCCAATACCAGCATTAAATGCCTCGACATTTCTTCTTAGCAATCCGGGTAGCTGTTTTTCAAGGTCGCTGGACGATGGTAGCAATTCTCCAATTCTTTTGTTTCGTAATTCATTGATCTTTGAAATAATGATAGTTAGTTTTTCTTCCTTGTCGGTTACGCCATCAATGCTTGATGCAATGTCATCAATAATTTTTTGGGCCCCTGGATCAATAATGTCAGCCTGCGTGTTTGTTAGTAGCGTGTTGAAAAAGTCAGCCAATGAAGTTGAGCCTGACTTAATAGCCTTTCCTAAATCTCTCATCTCACGGGTCCATTTATTATGGACTTGCGACCATTTATTATCGGCTTCCTCCATCATCGTGTTGTAGGCTTTATCCATTGCTCCGGTGGATTTGGTCGTTTCGTTCAGGTCTTCGGCTGCCCCGGCTGCTTTTTCTCCCGTGAGGGCAAGGACAGCGTTCACCCCTTCCACGTCCGGTATTAGTTCTTTTAGCTTGTTTTGGCTACCTCCTGCAATTTGAGCAATCCTATTGAGCCCTTCCTGATAGGTCATCGATGCAGACCATCCATCGCCTAGGACCTTATTCATGTTCACGATGGAAGACCGGATCTGGGTCATTGCCTGGGCTGTCGGTGTACCCTGCTTTGTAATCGTCTGTAGGGCCGCAAATATTTGTTCAAATCCAATTTTGTTTGCAGCGGCCAAGGGTGCGACCTGGGCGATACTCTGAGCCAGTTCTCCAAATGTTGTTTTACCGCGTTCTACGGTCTTAAACATTACATCGGACACCTTTCCAGCGTTGTCAGCTGAAATTCCCCAGGCATTGAGAACGGTAGTCAAACCGTCAGCCGCAATCGTTGTATCGGTAATACCAGCCGTTGCCGCCTTACTGGATACTTCCAGAAGTTTTAACCCCGCCTCGCCATCGTACCCGGCAGATACGATCTGGTAAAAAGCTTTCGATAGCTTTATCGCATCATCCGGACCATTTGCAGCCAGATTAACAATTCTGTCAGATATTCCCTCGATATCATTCTGAACAGCTTTTGAAATAGTCTGTACTTCGCGCATTGCCATGCCGTAGGCATTCTCAAAGTCCAAAGCCTCTTTTCCTAATTTCACAAACTTATAAGCTGCGGATAAAGCAGTAATCGGGCCGATAAACATACTTGCCGTCTGTCCTACTCGCTTAAACATCTGCTCGACGGTATCTCCGGAGTGAGCGGCATTCTTCGCCCAATTGGAAACTTCCTGGTTGGACCGTCTTAGTCCGGACTTTAACTTGCTGTCGTCGTATATACCTTCGAAATATAATCTACTCATTTGTGTTTGCTCCTATTCTTGAATTTGCTCAGGTAGGCGTCGGCCTCGTCCTTATCTGTCACGTAGATATCTTCTTTTTTGCCCTTGTGGTCATAGTAAGGGAAGTCGGTCATTTGAAGGTTCAGGGAAATCCATGTCATCCGCATCAGTTCTTTATCGGTAAGTTTCAGTTTATCCCGCATCATTGGGATCCGGCCAAATATGCTGTTCCCGCCCTTTATTTTTCCTTCTTCTTTTTCCGCATCTGGTTGACGCTCCGTGCCGATTCCATAATAAAAAAAAACCGGTCACCGTTTATCCTGGCTTTCACTACATTCCAAAGTGCCTCGATGTCTTCGTAAGGCAGTGCATTGATCGCTTTTCGGATGATCCATTTTGCCGGAAAGCTTGTTGCTGTTGCAATAGCTTGTGAGATATGTCTCATATCTTTGGCGTTTTTCATCAGCTCGGTGAATATTGGAGCATCCGGATCATAGTCGTTTATCATCGATATTTTCTCCGATATCCGGATGACATTCTCGGCACTGACGTAATGAAGTTGTGTTCTCAGCCTCAGGACCCCATATTTGATCGTGACCTTAAATCCCTTTGTGCGCTTTCCCAGGATCAGCCTGGCGGCTTCTGTTTCAATGTTTTTATCGTGTTTCATGATTAGAAAGAAACCCCGGAACTGGCCGGGGTTTTAATTAATGTTTAATTTTATGCTTCCGGAATTACCACGTCTGAAATCTCCCAATCTCCGGCCAGGTCAGTTGTAGCAAGAGGCTTAATATTTACCTGGAGCATAAAGCCCGTATCACGACCTCCACCGCCTGTTATTTTCGCAAAAATGCGGGCATTGTAGAAGTTGAAATAATGACCGGATTCAGTCTCGATCTGCATTGCCAGCTTGTCATTTCGGAAAGTAACGCCTTTTTTCCACTTTGCAGCAGACGTTCCAGTTACAGCAGCAACAGCAGTACCACCTTTCAGGGCTTCCAGATGATCGTACTGGACATTATGGAACTGGGCGCTAATGGTTGTTTCTCCTTCTGACACCTGAACCGAATCAACTGGAGGCATTGTTTGATCAGTGAAGAAATCCTGATAAGTCGGATCTCCTTCATCCATCGATATGCTTCCACGAACCGTCTCGGGAAGTGCATATAGGTTTGCACCCTCAGGCATTGTTGTCGTCCCTGTAGGGGTACCGTAACTGATTGTTTTTACAGCATAAATTCTAGCCATTTTAAAAGTTATTTAAGATTCTTACAATAAATCGTAAATTCATATAGTGCTCATGTTGCGCCTCTTCCGGCATCATTTCTGAGCTTTCAAGGTCAATGAGCACTTCAGTAGTAGACACTTTTTCAAGTATCGTGAGAACAGCATTGGACAGTGCATTTATAGCTGTCTCATTCGGGACGCCATCCGCTGTATCCTTCACATGACAGTTGACGTTCATAAGAACCCGCTGCGTCTCATCATCATTGACCTGCATCGGCAGAGTGTTGATAACGATATACTCAGAGGCCGTGACAGTAGTAGGCTTGCTAATCCTGTACTTTGGCTTATTGATTGAAGCCAATAGAGGGTACACTTTGTCAATTGCGTATGATGTCAGCTTTTTCATCGGAATTCTCCTTTTACATCAAAGTTCATCGTTCCTGAAATACGTGCTTTACGCCGGTACATTGCGGCATACTTATCAAACATTCGCCTGAGATCAAAAAGAGCTGCGTCTGTCTGTATGGTTATAACATTCAGTCCTCTGCTTTCGACCGCGCTGGCATAGTCCATTCCTGCAACACCCACCAACTGAAGAGAGGAGTTGACCTCAACTTCATTAACCGCCCGTCTGGCTGCCGACATGCCATCTGCCGTGATCTTTGTCGAACCGTCGCCTTTAAGGTTCTCTTTAACGATGTTCCCATTGCGTAAAATAAAATAACCGATTGAACTTCGAAGGTTTCCTGTATCATCTCCAAAGCCGCCTTCTGCTTTACTCATCAGGCGCGCATCTTTAATGAACTTTTCACCGACGTACTGCATGATCCTGAAGATATCAGACTCAATCTTCGCTACTACCATCATCTGCTCGCGCAGTGAGGCGCCCTGGTCAAATGTCACTTTTAGAGCCATATCCGTGAGTTTAGCTGTCCGTTATGGGCACGTTTGACTTTACCACTGACTGAGGCAAACCTTTCACCTGCATTGACGATGATCATATAATCGTCGTTCGTGAGTATCAGTTTTCCGGTTGATTCAGCCAGATAACCAAGGTCTTGATACTTCCCGATATTGGCGCCGGTAATGGTGTAGTCGGCGTCAACTGGGATCAAGTCCTCATGTTTAGGCATGAACACGTCGAAGGAATAGTCCATCATGCTCCCATCTTTCCCGACAATTTTCTGCGCCTTGGAATTGACCTCAGCCCGGCACTGGTAGGCCCATGGCCCCTGTTGAGCGCCAGGAACATACACTCCTGTATCCGGATCCTGGTGCGGCTCAGATTGCCAAGTTATAATGATCGTATGTGGGTATTGCTCTACTACCATCCTGATGGTGCTTTACCTCTGGGAACTTCAATTGTTTTTTTGGCATTATCCGTGACAACCGGCTCGTCATAATTCAGATAGATTGAATTCGCTATCTTGATGAAGTTTGATTTGTCCGTCACGCTAATCTGATAGTCACCTTCAGAGATATTCACCGCCGTAACCAGTACCTTGTACAGGTCGGCCGTTGCCAGCTCAAACTCTTTTGACTTGCCGGTATATTCAGCAGAAACGGACAATCCGCGGTCAAGGAGCACCAGGTTAAAGGTATTCTCTGATAACGGATAGCCCGCTACAACTGACTTTATGGCTTCCAGATTGGTCACTCTTCCTCTACCTTGTTGCTTTCCGGTTCAACTTCTTCACCCAGGAAGACTGCCGGGACTTTGTCGGTGCCTTCAGTGTCTTCGCTTCCGCTCCAATCAGCCCCGTCTGCCTTTAGGATGTATATTGCATCCGGATCGTTCACAACCGGAAAGGCGTTAGCCTCTGCTTTGGTCCATTCCTTAAATGGTTCCAGTTCCGACCATTTGGTGATCAGAATAAAATCCTGTTTTACCATCTGCGCAACCTTCTGAACAGCAGCAGAACTTTCTGCTGCGATAGGTCCATGCTGGATATCCCCCACGTTCAGATCTTCCAGGAAGCAGATTCTTTTGCGCTCCCACGGGTTGATGGTAGTCCTGACGTGAGCTTTGCTCTCGACGCGTACAGCCGGATTGACGGTTACGATCTGCACCGGTATTTCCTGCTCGTCAAGGTATTCATTTATCACCTTTTTCGTAACCACGACCTTGGTGGTGGTGTTGATCCAGGCCTTGACTTTATTGATCGTTGCGGTCTGTTTCTTCAACAGGGCAAAGTCAGATACGTGCATGACCACATATTTGATGCTAACGCCATTTGCGGCGGCATCGGTAATCACGTCATCAATATCCTGCAATCCATCTGCGGTAGCAGATGTTGCCCAGTCAACAGTAGATACCTTTTTGTTAGCTGACGGCATCCCGCAACCAACGAACTCTGCTGTCACGACCCCTGCATTGTTCGTTGCATTGAGGATGAAACCTGCCTTGCTCATCAACTGCATAGTCCACCACTCAAAACGTCCGCGGACAGAGTTATATACAAAATCCTGATCCTTAAAGGCAAGGTTCAGAAGTTCCAGCTGTGAAGCATCGCCCTGTGCATCACGCTCCAACTGCCGGTATTCGTTGTAGTCGCTTTCGTTCATACCACGCTTCACGGCTGTCTTGGGGATATCCCCGGACAGCTTACCGATAACTTCACGCGTCTTTTGAGGTGCGGAAGCATCAAAGCTGATCACGTCAGCGATGACCGGAGCGCCTTTCTCTCCGGTCAGGGTTTCCCACTTCAGGGAGGTCTTTGATTTAATCCCGAAAAAGTTCGGGAAGTACATCGGCCTTACATGCCGGGTGTTCAGCCTGGCCGTCATGTTCTTGCGGTTCACTTGTTTGATAAGAGATCTTTCCATTTATGAAAGTTTTTAGAGATTATACAAAACGGATGAAATTCAATTTTGCCTTCAAAGCTGCATCGAGAGGGAATGGCATGACTGCCTCGTTAACAGTCCCGCGGACCAGAAGCCCGGAAACCTGGTTAGCAACGGTCAAATCTACCTTGTTCATGGTGATACACTCGGGGGCGTATTTGTAAACAGCATTGCCAGCCGTAGCATCAGCATTGGCGAGTACTAATACATCTCCTTCGGCTGCGGCACCAATAGTAGAAGCAATTGTAACAACATCGTAATCAGCGTTACTCTTGTCGACTGCCGAGATGGTGTTGGCAATTCCTGCCAAGCCGGATTTTGTAATCTTATCTCCAACTACGAACACGTGATTTTTCTTGACCTGGTAAGCGGTTACACTTGCACCGGCCGTAGCGTGCATTTTTGCGGTTTTCACAACGTGATACAGGCCATTTTCATCTTTTCCAACGATACACAACGGAGGAAGCTCATCGAGCTGAATGCCTCCAAAAGTGGCTCCTGTCAGGTCAGATCGCGAAATAGTGCCTCCACCGATCACATCCTCGATGATCTTCTCAATCCCTGGATGGTACTGAAATTCATTTTCTCTTTTTAAGTACATAATAATGAATAATTAAGGTTATTTAATACCTAAGTCAACCACACCCGGGTTGCTCGCTTTCGTATCCGTGTCCATGAGCTTTGCCCATTCTTCTTCTGTGCGCTCCTTCGGCTGCTGGAAGCCTGGGGTATACTGTCCGCTTTCAACGGCAGCATTGATTACGCCCTGCTGGATGGAGACATACTCGTCATTAAGTGCCGTTACCTGGTCTTCGATAGAGGTTTCGGAGTCGGCATTGATTCGTCCGATCCAGTTATCTGGAAGTTTCTTTTCAGATAATAACTTCTTTGCTGTTGCTGTTTTTTCAGCGCTGGCAACTGTCTTGACGTTGGTCTGTACCATGCCTTTCAGTTCTTCGATAGTTTTATTCTGAGCTTCAATTAGCTTTACAATTGCAGGATCCAGTTTGGACGCGTCAGGGTTTGGTTCCTCCTCCTTTTTGGCAGGTTTACCATCTTTCAACCCATGCTTCTTTTCATAATCAGCGACAGCCTTTTCGACTTCTGCTTTTTTTGCAGCTTCTGCAGCAGTTTCTGCCTCGGTAATCGCCGGGAGAATATTCTCTTTAAAGTTGTCAACCGAGGACTCAACATCTTCAGCTTTTTCAACTTTGGACGCCTTTTCAATGCGGGCAGCATATTTTTCAGGAACTCCCTTTGTTTTACAGGCCCGTCTAATCAATTCAAGTATTGTCATACATTAAAATTTTAGTGAATACTTTGCTTTAAAATATAAACCGGAATAAGTTTTTCCCAGGAGAGGTGTCTTTCCTGAATATTTTAGTATTTCGTTGTGTTTGAGAAATTTTGTAACTTTGTAGTATGACAACTCATTATCCTATCGGAGCCATCATTGGCGATATTGTCGGATCCCGTTTTGAATTCAATAATCACAGAAGTACAAAATTTGATCTGCTCACAGAGGATTGTTCATTCACAGACGATACGGTTTGCACGATTGCCGTAGCTGACTGGCTGATGAATCCACTTAAGGGTATTGCCGAAACAATGCGTTACTGGTGCCGGAAGTTTCCGAATCCAGCGGGCGGTTACGGGGGATCATTCAGAAACTGGGTCTTCTCAGATGCAGGTCCATACAACAGCTTTGGAAATGGCGCTGCAATGCGGGTTTCCCCGTGTGCCTGGTTCTCCGATGATCGAAATGTTGTTTTGGAAAAAGCGCGTTTATCAGCTGCATGCACTCACGATCACCCGGAAGGAATTAAGGGTGCAATGTGTATTGCAGATTGTATTTTTCACGCAAGGACCGGCTCTGGCAAAAAGGATATTGAGAATCTCGTGACAGAGTATGGGTACGACCTGGGGATGCCTTGTAATTCTATTCGAAAGACAAATACTTTCAACGAAACCTGTCAGGTTACCGTTCCGCAGGCAATTGTTTGCTTTCTCGAAAGCGATGATTTTGAAAGCGCCATCCGGCTGGCCATATCGATCGGCGGCGACAGCGATACGATCGCGGCAATAACCGGTAGCATCGCGGAGGCTTATTACGGAATCCCGGATCATATTATCTCTTCCGCCCTGGAATACTTACCCCAGGAGTTTATAGATGTATTATCAAACTTCAATCATCAAAAAAATGAACTACAGCATGTATCGATACTTCAAAGGGGAGAAGGAGAACCCGTTTGATCCGGAAAAAGAAAATACCGCAAACCAATTCTGGCAGTACGAAGCCAAATTTGAGCATGAATACTCCGGATCGAAAGAAAACAAGGCCGGAACTCTGAAAATATGGCTCAAAGACCTGTTTACACATCTGTCTGATCGTTATGATTCTTTCGACGACGGGGAGTCTTTTCGCATCAAGTATGAGATTGGCTAAATCTGAGCCACAACCTCCGCGTCGATATAAAGCTTGCCGTACCTGTCCCGCTCAATCTTTGTAATCCTGAATGATGTTCCCCTTTGAATTATTGTCTCCAATTCCGAATTCAGCGTATATTTTGTCGATCCATCCCATAGGTTGTTGTGATCAAGGCTGTCTCCGTTATACCTGGAGAAAGGCTCTGAATACACCATCTTCGTTCCTTTTGGACAATAGATATTTAGGATATCGCCGCTGAATCCTGTACCCTTAGCACTCCCACAGGAGACAAACCCTTCATCTTTGACAATCTTACCGACAAACGATTGTAATTCACTATTTGACATGCTCGCCAATTTATTCCCGTCAAGGCCGAGCCCCAGGAAGTTTGAAGTACCTTGCTTACCCTCTACTCCTCTTTGCAGCCAGGTGTCCCTTTTAGAAGATGTTCTGTTCAGGAAATTTGTAAGAGAATCGATATAACCCTTAGCTCCCTCATGATTTAGGTCAACCTTACCAACCCCTTCATATGAGTACCAGCTTCCCTTGAAACCACGAAGTGGCCTATTGAAGGCTCCACTACCTTCCGTGTATCTGGTAGCAGCTATTTTTTCGGCATTGGAAGTCTCAGCCCAAACTCTCTCAGTGTCCGGTCGTAGCACATCGTCAGCACGTTGTCTCGATTTTGCCCATAAAGCAGCATCCTTGCGAGCCTGTATATAATCACTCTCATTAATCTTTCCGATCTTGAGTGATTTCTTAGCCTTGATCGCTTCCAGTCTTGCAACCTCTTGATTTAACTTTTGCGCTTTTGTTTTCAGTACCAAGATTGAAGTATCCTTCCCGGCTAACTGATTGAATTCGCTTGCCAGCTGCTTGACCAAAGCGCTTTTAGTCGTTTCGGCATAGCCTAGAGAGTGAGTAACACTTAGCTTAATATCTTCTTTTTTAATCGTATACTCTATTTTTGCCAGGCGCTTCTTGTAAGCATCCTGGGCGATCTGCCAAGTGTTGTATTTTTTGTTGTCTCCGACCCACTTAATCTCGAATTCAAGCTTTGCCTTTTGTTGAGTGAGAGACAGGTCCTTCCATCCGGCCAGCTTCGACTCGACCGCACCATACACCGACTTGATCTCTGGCATACTGAAGGTAGACTTCAGGTTCTTTACACCCACAAGCAAGGTTTCAAGTTGATTGATTTCAACCCTTTCATCCCAGGCGGCTTTAATTTTCGTCTTGCTGGTCAGCTGGGCAACCATCTCGTCGATCCTGGACAAGGCAGTTCCTTTCTGTATCTCTCCTTCTATCTTGGCCGTCAATTTCGCTATGACCGGGCTTTCCTTTCCATATTGAGCCTTTGCCTCGGCAAGCTGACTGTTGTATTTCCTGCCTGCAACCCGGGTGTTCCACTTTTGCTGTATCTCTGCCTTATGTTGTGCGGTCTTGACAGCTTTCGCGGGAGTCTTAACGGGACCGGCGCCAAAGAACTTGCCATTATCCCCAACCACATAGCGCTGTAGGGACGCATTGTCTTTGATGTACTTCCTTGCCTCCGAGGGAATATCTGTAATGAATTCAGACTCTGAAACCGGCACATCATCCACAAGCGAATCAATAAAGGCATCTTCCTCCTGTAGGATAGGGGTGGCTACGCAGATACAAAATGGATGCCACCCTCCGAAGTGAAAATCTTTCGGATATTTGCCTACCATCGAGTCACAGATCGGGCACGGACCGAAATTATTTTCTGAGCGCCGTATTTCAATACCCAGGACGAATTCAAGCTTTGACCACCGCTCATGGTCTGCAGTCCGATACGACCGGTTGGTCCTGGTTACGGCAAGGCGCTTGGCATTCATAAAACTGGACCGGTACACGCCGGTGCCCGGATGGTAAGCTTTCATTGGGGCGGATGGGGCCAGCTTTCCGTCTGCATTGCGGATGCGGTGAAATCGCTTGTCAGGGTTTTGGAGGAGCTGTCGCACATCCTGACTGATCAGCGTCGCAGGCCGGCCGGTTGAAAGTCCGGATTGGAGGTAGAACTCCATGTTCTCCTTTGCTCCATCTGCGATTTTCCAGACGCGCTGTGATACGGTCTGTCCTTCGATGCGCTCGTTCATAAGAGAGGTCAGAGCGTCGTTATTCCTGGCGAACAGACCACGCCTGGCGACGTCGTTGATGGGCATGCCCTTGATGTAAGCCGTCACCAGGTCGTCAGTCTTCAGGTTGCTCCGGTTCCAGGCGTCGATCGAATTGTGATCTATATTCTTCAGGAGATTCCCATGTAAATTTACAAGCTCTTTTTCGATCGCCTTCTCTAACTGAGCGTTACGGAGCCAGACGTTCTCATTCCCGGAGTCCTGCCAGCGGGTCATCAGACCGCTTGTGGTCCGGACGAATTCGTCAAATATATACTTGACGCTCGCCTCCTGCTGCAGGAGCTTCTGGATATGCTGACTTTCGTAAAATGAGAGGCCTGGCATAAATTATTACCCTCCAAACGTTGTTCCGGTCATCTGGTTGCGCTGAGCCTCCAAGTCGTCCTCCTCCTGCAGTCGTTCCAATTCTCCCTCAACATCCCCTGCAGGCGTGAGCGGTGAGTTGGCGACAATCGTCTGGCGCGAGTTGAATGCCTTGCCGCCTCCGGCCATGTTAAGCAGTTGCGCATCTTCAAGCGGATCCTTCGGCAGAATCGATTCAAAGGTGACAGTGATCCAGTTGTCGACCAGCTGTTGCCGGTACTTGATGTTTGTGATATTGCAGATCCCAGCAGTGATAACCGATACACACCGTTGAACGACAGGTCCGAAAATCTCCATGTTTTCGGCGTTCTTAATCGTGCAATCCAGCATCATAAATTTTCTCGATACTCCTGACTGAGTGCCAATGCTTTTCATATTATCGAAAGACAGATCTGCTGCTGAAGCGCCTGAGAATTGTTCATTTCGGGTCTCGTCCAATTCTTTTGTAATACTGTCGATAGATTGTTGCCATGCTAAATAATCGGCGTCTCCGTGGTAATCTTCCCCTGAATCAGGATCTACCTTGATAGGAAATGAGATTTGTTTTCCGGCTGTAGATTTTGATGGTAAGTCTGTTTCTCCATATGTCTTGAGAATAGGATCTCCGAAGTAGTCGTTCGTGTCGTGAACTCTAGACAGACGCATCTCGCGGGCGTCCATCGGTGAAGTTACCTCTTCCCATGCAGGTTGAAGGATCTCGCCGTACACTACCGGGATAAGGCCGAAAATGTTGTCTGCTTCGCCTACCTCCCAGGCTCCGAATCCTTGCGTTCCGGTGATGATCTTCTCCCTTGTCCAGATTATTGCTCGATCCCGGGTCATTCCATCAACCCGGATCTGAAATTTGTGGATGAACCCGTCCATGTCGTCATTGTCGTCGAAGTGAGGGTAGAAGTCAGAAGTGACATTCTCCTGGATCGGCTGGGAAAGGATCTTGGCCTTGAGCTCAACTTGTTTTGCTCCATCCCAGCGAACTGATGTATAAGGAAAGAATACAATTGCGGATTTGGTCTCAGAAAAAACCTTGCGCGCAAACTGCTTCAATATAGACTGCATCTTCAGCTTGCGTTCCCAAACGCGTTTGAACTCCCCGAATCCATCGTTCTGATCATCAGCGGAGATGTTCATCCGGCCCCCGAACATGAAAGCGACATAGTTCCGGACCAGTTTTTTGGGAAAATTGGTAACGATCCGGGCCACATCTTCAACCTTATCCTCTAAGCGCAGCGGGTCACCTGTTATCGGATCCTTTAGTGTTTCAGAATAGACTGCTATCCGCTTTGGTTCCCGCCATCCGACGGATGTTTTCCGGCGTTTTCGCTCCCCGTTAAATTCCTCTAGGTATTCCCGGGGAGTCCGGCCCTCGATTGTGTCGACACAGAGGTTATTGACAACCTGGCCGAAATTCTCATTCTTCAGTACTTCGTATATGCTTGGCATGCCTTCCTTTTCTCATAAAATATAACTGGGAATGAATTTTATCTGCCAACACCCTGGGCTACCCTCTTCGGCTTGTTTCTTTCCAAGTAGGCGTCGTATAATTGGGCCAGGATCGTCAGGCTGTCAGGGGCGTCGTCGTGCTCGTTATCCCCTTCCTTCATATAGGAAGTGAGCCATTTCATGAACCACCAGTAGTCGGATCCTTTTTCGTACTCAGATTCATCCAGGAAAACGCAATGCTTTTTGATCCATCCGGACTTCATCAGGATCCTTGTCTCCTTGTGCGATGTGGTGGGTCTAGCCTGGACTTCACACTTTGTGAACCTCTCTTCCTTCAGGATCCCACGAACGCCAAGCGCAAAGGTCTTCCCGCCGTTATTGCTTTCGATACGCATCAGGTCGCAGCTGGCGTCAATGATCATCTGGGCAAAGCGCGGCATGGTGACCTCTACAGGATCCTTTGTGAACAGGACGTCGGTGATGTATACTTTATCCCCTGCAACATTCCCGATGGGCCCGGAAAAGTAGTCAGCCCCCTCATCGGCGACATCGCAGGCTCCGATCGTGCCGACAAATCCCTGGAGCTCGGACCGCTTGAACCTGAGTAGTTCTGACTTCGGAAATAACAACCCTTTAGCCTCGATCGGGTTCTGCATGTATTCAGCCTCCCAAATGCTCTCTTCTGTCTCTGATCGGAGCTCCCGGTAGTACTCCGTCGTGTGTACGTCTTCACAGAACGATTCATCATTTGCATCCAGAGCTGGGATCCGGATGATCTCATCATACTTGCCCATCTCTTCCAACCTCCCCAGGACGTCTTTCTCTGACCACCTGGTGCCGATATCTATACTGCAACAATTCCCTTCGATACGGGAGTCGTGCGTTCCCTGTTTCCAGGACCAAGTCTTTTCATTATTGTTGTCAGACAGCGCGTCTTCCAGACTCTTGTACAAGTCATCGGTGACGGCCAACATGGAAGCGCCGAAGCCGATCACGGTACCACCTACACCACCGCCAAAGTAACCGACCTGTTTTGACTTCTCCATGTTCCACCCATTGACGTTCTGTTTGTCTCCCTTGAGCTTTATATCCGCGAAAATCTCCTGGTACCGACGTGATCTTACAATATCCCTGGTATCGTATGACAGCTTGTTGTATAGGGTGCTTGAACAGCTGTTGCGCATAACTGACTCTTCCGGGAAATGACCGAGCATCCAGGCAATAAAAAGCGAAGAAATATAAGATTTACCGGCCCTGGGAGGCATGGATACCGCAAGGCGTCGGATGATCTTACTAGAAAAGGCAACAAAGATCCGCATGAAGGCCAGGGCCACCAGTTTCAGGAAAGGGCGCCTGGAAAAGAACTTTGGGTCCATATACATGCAAAAAGCCCAGAAATCTTTCCGGGCCTCTCGCTTACGTAGGATGATTGCGGCCTCTGCCTGCAGGAGCAACTGTTCACGCTTTGTCTTTGTTGTTAGACTGGCCATTGTCTATCTTGCCTCCATTTTGTATGATCGTTTGCAGCTCATCGTCGGATAAGCTCTCAAGATCACTCTTCAGCGCTATTCCTCCAGATAGGTTTGTCTCAACGCGATCACGCCACAACTCTGGCTGACGGTTCTTTAGCCAGAAGATAGCCGCTGTCGTATCAGGGGCCATTCTTTTTTTCGTTGTTGTTGTCTTAAGTATCTTTCTGCCTTTTTTTTCAACAGAAACCTCGCTATAATCATAACCAATTGCCCGCCCGAAAAGGCTTTTAGCTACTTTTGCGTCTGCGTCAGATTTTCCGCTTTTTAGGGACTCAAGAAATTCAGGGTAACGCTTCTTCCATACATTGAACGTCTGTTCGCTAACACCCAAAATACCAGACATTTGAATATCGGTTAGACCAAGCAATGACATATGATACACCTTCTCGATGTACTCCTCTTTGAAGTCGGTTTTCCGGCCCCGCTTCTGTAAATCCTCCGGTTTCTTCTTAGCTGTCATGCTTTAAAATATAAATTTCAAATCAATGTTTTCCCGTTAATCTTCTCTTTGATCAGCTTTATCACCTGAGAATAGATATCATAAAGCTCTTTTCGTGACTCAGGCCCTGACCATCTCGATAATGATTGATCCTGAAAGAACTTAAATTCAAAAACACGCTTTGCCTGTTCTGATAGGTTTAGTGATTCAAACACTTCCCGGACTTGTTTAAACCTTTCCAGGATCATCCCCGGAACGTCTTCACCATCGTCCTGCATATCCTCGATATTGATACGACGAAGGTCTGTGTTATTATCGCACGGAATAGCCTTGTAATGGCTCTGGTATGGTGAAGTACCGGAATGTACGTTGAGTTTAATCATCCTCAGCACATAGAAGTCCAGCTCAGTGTATTGTCCCTTCTTTGAATTCATCATCTTAGTGACCTTTGCTTCATCCTTTTGCAGCAGCGCAAGGATCACCTCATTCAATATATCGGACGCTTCATCTGTCATCCCTACAATGGAGCAATGATATTCTGAGTAATCCAACCAACGTTGATATCTTTTTTCAATATACTTGTTCAGTTCGGTAGCTGCCATTCTTTGATTTTTTTTATATTTGCTTTTCAGGGCTGAAAAGTCAAAGGGCAGTTACCTTACGGGTGCTGCTTTTTTTTTATTCAAAATGGCATATCGTCTTTTTCATAGAAGTTTGTATTATCAGGTATGGTTACAGGCTGATTATCCTCAAATAATCCGGGATCACAGTCGGCAAAACGCGTTTTCTCATTATTAGCCCAAAAATCTATATTTCCCGTCCTGCCATTCCTGTTTTTGTCTATTTTCATTTTGGGGTCTGCCTTATCCCAAACAAATATGATTACATCGGCATCCTGTTCAATCGCTCCCGATTCACGAAGGTCAGATAAGGTAGGCTCTTTATCAGCCCGTTTTTCAATGTCCCTGTTTAATTGGGAAAGAGCTATTACAGGAACATTGCATTCCATGGCTATCTCTTTAAGGGTTCGGCTTATATCAGCGATTTGCTGCTCTCGTATTGCTTTTCTGTCAACAGGCTTTATCAGCTGTAAATAATCAACAACAACAAGGTCACACCGGCCTGCTCTTACATTTCTGATCGTATTCGCACGTATATGGTTCACGGTTAATTTTGATTTGTCATTCCAGATGATTTTGAAATTTTCAATCTTTCCGGTTGCCTTCTGAATATTCAACCAATCATCCTGCGATAAAATACCATCCCGAATATTTGATCTTGGGATACCTGTTTCAGCTGATAAATTTATCCGGAATATTTTACCATTTTTCATCTCAAATGAATAGTGGTTTACCCAAAATCCATTCTTTTCAGCTGATTTGTCGAAGAAAAATGAAAGTGATGATTTTCCAACAGAAGGACGGGCGGCCAGGACTATAAAGTCCGTTTTTCGCCATCCTCCTGTAACCCTGTCAAGATGAGTTAATCCGGTTGGAATACCAGGTATTAGTCCGGATTCAGCCCTTTTACAATCTTTTTCAATTTCCTTGATTTCTTCAGCTGCAACTACCTGGGATGTTTGTCCATTATTTGCGCATATCGCAAGGTTTTCAACATCCTCCAGCTTGCTCCTGGCATCAGATAATAGATCATCCATATCCAGACTATCGTCATAGCTTTGAGTCTGGATCTCACTCGATATCCGAATCAATTCCCGTTGAATAAATTTCTGTGCGATAATACGGGCGTGAAATTCGATATGGGCTGCAGAAGCAACACGGCTGGTAAGTTTTATGATATAAGTAGGGCCACCTACTTCATCCAGCTTTCCTTCATCTTTCAATTTTTGTTGGACTGTAAGTAAATCAATAGGCTTTTTTTCTGAAGATAAAGTCTTTATAACTTCGAATATTTTCCTGTGTTCCTCTTTGTAAAAACTAGGTGTATCTATCAAATATGACACCATGTGTATAGCTTCAGATTCAAGCATCAAAGCTCCCAGAACAGCTTCTTCCACATCAATAGCCTGGGGCGGAAGTTTACCATACTGCGCATTGATCTGGTCAATGGTTGAATTTTGATTTTTGAAATTGTTTATCTCTCGCATCTCTGATTTTTAGAAACTGTTGTTGATTGTTGTTTATTTTTTTTATCAGGATAACATCCATCAATTACCTTTACAAAATTTGTAGGCTTAAATAGCCAGTCAAAATTAGCCATCCAACCCCTATCGTTATCACCATTCAAAAATGAGGAGCTACCTGCTATTTCAAACATACGAACAACAGATTCCTTTCCATGCTCGCGAATTCTGGCTTTAATTGATTTCTTTCTTGAATCGCTTAATGTGGTAACTCTTGGCATATCCGGACATTTCTCGTGATAAAATTCAATGAGTTTATTAAAATCTATTGAATTTTTATCGGTCGTTCGTTCCCCTTTAGGGGGATTAGGGGTATTTTCCTCTCCTTTACTTTCCTTTACTTTACTTTGTGTACTTTCCGTATGTTTTACCTCATTAATAGGATGATTAACTTCGTTAATCGACCGAATAACTTTAAAACGACCCGAATTAGGCAAATCTAACAACCAATAATCCTGTATTATCTCAATTTCTTTTCGTTCTGATGTTGCTTGCAAATATCTCTTTTGGATTCCGGTTGAAGTAAGTATTCCAAACATCTCAAAAACCCGATTGTCAAAAATCGAACGTCGGAGACACCCTTTTACGACTTCATCTACTTGTCCGGAAACAAAGATGCCACCTGCCCATCTACAGAAGAGCAAACATTCATCCCCACCCCAGGAATAGTAGTATCCATTTTTATATATTTTGCAAAACAATCTCCAGATGATAGCTTCCCCTATAGCGCCAAATTCAGATGATATTAAAGCGATTTTATCATCATCATGAATATCTACATCAAGAGGGAAGTATTCTAACCCCTGTTTTACTGGTCGTGCCATTTGTTGTTATTTTTTACTTTCGATATATCTGGATATCTCTTCTTCTTCAATCCTGTCATGAAGCTTCACGATTATCGAAATCCGGGCATGATCATAAGATAGGCCATATATCAAATGCCACAGTTTATGACAATCATCACACAGTGTAATTAGCGCGGAGTCTTCATGATCCCACGGCTCAATTGAATAATCGGTATCTATATGATGCACATGGAGTGTTTTTTCTTTGTCTAAGCAACATTGGCAAGTGAATTCATCACGCTGTAAAATCTCAAGTCTTTTCTTTTGCCAACGTGGATCTTTTAGTTTTTCGGAATATGTTTTACTCATATATTTTATTTTAATTTATTGAGCGCCT